TGAGTAAGGATTCCATCGACTTATATTTACACTTAGTTTAGTTTCATCATTTTCAACTCTAGAAAGTGTGATTGCATATGGATGTGTTAACTGATAACCAACTATCTTTGGTTTCTTTTCTTTGGTTCTAATCTCTTCGATATCAGCGATAACATCCTGTCTTGGTTTTAGGGTGAGAAGTTTAACTGTCATTCTAATTAAAATACTATTTACATTATAAAAGGGAACTTGAATTTCGTCAAGCTCCCTGTATTTTTGTTAAAGATAATCTTTACGTGTATGATGTTCTGGTACTACCTTACCCAACTTAACGGTAAGAAGTCCATCTTTGAATTGAACCTCTCTGACTTCAACATCGTCTGAAAGTGCCCACTCTCTTGTGAAACTTCTTTGAGCCAATCCCTGATGGACATACTCGGATCCTGTCTCTTTAGTTTCTTTGGATCCTTCGACAATAAGTTTTCCATATTCAGTGTAAACCTTTAGTTCTTTTTTACCGAATCCTGCGAGAGCAATCTCAAGCACAGACTCAACATTATTTACATGAATTAAATTATAAGGTGGATAGTTTGTTGCGGTTTCGTAACTATTAAAAAAGCGGTCAAGGTAATCATCCATACCAATCCCGTTCTTTGAAATTATTTTCATCAACTCTGGTAAGTTTGCAGAGTGATATCTTTGTAGTGAAGTCATAGTGTCCTCCTAAAGCGACTTTATTAATTGAACCCTTTCGGCATTCATCTATATTTATAGCACAGTTTTAAATCATACCTTAGAAAGTAATGTTCGGGTATCCTCCCAGTTTTTTACATGATGCGGATAACCACCCATCTCTTTTAGTGCTTTCGCTAAAGGATAATCATTCTGCCCTTCTTCCATCATATCCCCATAAAAATGGATCTCATCTTCTGGATTAAAATCTCTAAGTATCTGACTCTTATCATTATCAGAAATATCAATACCAGTTTGACCACCTATTTGAATATTCAAATCGGGAAACTCACTTTTCGTTCTATCTGCTATTAACACCCTTTCACCTGTATTAATATCCCACTTTACATACTCATCTCTATGTTTCATACTACCATTACCTCTTCCAAGAATACTAAAGTTTATCCCACCAGGCCTGTGCTCAATATGATTACCTGTTTTATATGGGAAGGTACTATAATCTAATTCGTCACTAAGGAAATTAATTAAACTACCATAAGGTTTCCACTCAGATGTGTAAATATTTTTATCTTTTACATATACATCTGAACCAGAGCAGTTATATACTCTCTTTGCTCTGTAACATATATCAAGACCAAGTTGATCAATTGTCTTTTCTCTATCACTACCAGTAACAAGATAAACATCATTCTTGCAACAGAATTTAATCATGTCCACTTCAAATGACAAGTCAATTTGTTGACGACTATCTGTTAAAGTGCCATCAACATCAAAGATAAATTTTTTCAATTATTCAGTTACCTCTACCTTTTTCTTTTTACCACCAATATTATACTTTGTTTCTAGAATCCAGTCACCCTTATCTTTATAAGATAAAACTTTTATTTGATTCAGAGGTGCTACGTCTTGTATTGATTCTGCACTCACAATACCAACAAGTCCCCAGTCTACTAATAGTTGTGCAATACGATTTCTTCTTTGCACATCATTAGATGTAAGATTTGCATGCTTACCATCTAATGCAAATAATTCTTTGAAGTGCACTAGAAAGTATCTTCCCTGTTTATGTAGAATATGACAGGATTGATATATTTTCTTTTCTTTCCTTGATGCGACTCCAATTCTTGTCAGTGTTTCTCTTACCTTGAGAAAATCATCAGGTTCTTTCAAACCTACCTCTATCATACTATCAGAAGTCCACTTTATCTCTTCTGTGATCGCAGTCATCGTTTTCCTCCCATATCATGTTTGTTACGAATGTGTTCAATTTGGGTTTTGGTGAGAAGATTTACTGCGATCCTCGCTTTCTCGTTACTATATCCATAGTGTTTTTTAACTAGATCCAGATTTTCAATCTGTTCTTTCTTCAACCAAGGTGAGAAACGCTTTCGTTTCCTTAAAGTATATAGCAAGAAGGAGTACTGTAAGTCCTTGTCAATGTTACTATACTTATTCATTTCATTTGCAAACAGGATAGTGTCAAGATGTCCAGACAAACATCTGTTTACAATATAGGGTGGGTATGATTTGATTGCTTCGGGGTCATCTTCTATCAAGTTCTCTTTAGTAAAGTTGATAGAGTTCAACCAGTCCTTAAGTTCCATTAAAATGTCCTGATAGGTCCTAAAACTCCTGTTCTATTATTGTTTATACGATATATCTGTGTTCTTCCACTCTTAGTTTGAACATGGACTTCTTCACCCATGATAACTGCTGTTGATGTATTGGGTGCAAATGTAGATAGACCTCCTCTACGTGTATTGTAGAGTTGGCAGTATCCACTAGGCAACACTCTGACTCCTATACTTTCCATAATTAAGACAAATTAGTTCACGACGTTTTGTTTGATCTATCATGTATGTACCTGTAGATCTCATTGTATAAGTATGAGCAAAGTCATACTGATACCACTCCTCAAATCTATGTACAATATCAGGGTGGTTATTATATGATATCATGACGTTACACAAATGTCCATCCATAATATCTGCAAATCTTGTATGGTCAAAACCTTTATGCATCTGACCTTTATGACCATAGAGATTATCTTTTACTTGATAAGGTGGATCTGCATATAGAAATAAATTACTCTCATCAGATTGTAGTTCACTATAATCAAGATTAGTAATCTTCCAGTTCTTTATTAACTCAGAATAATATTTAAGATTCTCAATACCTTTGATGGAAAAATTAGAATCACTTGCCATTTTAGAGAAGGACGAACTTTCAGTGAGACCAGAGAAACTACATTTATTAATAATATAGAAAGCAACTGCTCTGTCCTTATAAGAAAGATCTTCTTCATTTACTTTCTCTTTTGCATCTAAAAATAATTGTTTAGCGGAACCATGATCTGGATGTCTCTGTTTTAATTGTATGAGTTGATCATATAGATAGTCTCCATCGTCCCTTAATGCTAACCAGAAAAGATATAATGGTTTGTATAGGTCATTGACCCAGATAGACATATCAGGATAACGTTTTGTCATTTCAATTGCCATACTGCCACCACCTAAGAATGGTTCACGATACTCCGTGATCTCAGCGGGTAACCATTGCCATAACTTAGCAACTGCTTTTGACTTTCCGCCAGGATATCTTAGTGGTGTTTTCATTCTTCTACTGATTCTAGTTCATCTATGCAATCTACTGGCACTTCATTGCCACCTATATTATACCAATGCTCTACCTGTCCTGACTTGTAACTCTTACGTTCACCAAGATATTCTAAATCAGAAAATGTATGTTCTCTAAGCATTGCTTGGAGACGGTAGTGTATTAGTTCAGACTTTTTCATTCTATTATTGTCATCCCATAATCTTCTGGAGATGGAACAGGTAAGTAATAACCATCAGGTTGTGGTGCAGTTCTTCTTCTTTGTGGCATTTGTATAAGATCAATAGTTTCTTCAAACCACCTGTTCATAGATCTTGCCATGACACGATAAGAGGTTCCAACATAAAGTTGTCCGCTTACAACAGCAACTGTTGCTGCACCCCAGAACATATAATAAAATCTAGATTTCATTTGTGCTCTGATCTTTTCACGTTTGTTAGTCATTTGAATTGACACTCCACCATAATTTCAGTTAATGCTGCCAAGAGATTTATTTCCTGATCAGCAACAAATGCTGATTGGTATTGATACTTGGCAATAATCAATACCGCTTGAGGTATACTTGCAGGAGCAAGTGAACCATACAAACTATCATATACAGTTCGTAAGATAGTGTTGGGATCGTTATCTAAGTTAGCAACAATCCATTTGCGTGTTGCACCAAAGTCTTTTGCCTTCAATGCACCTACAAGTTTTTCTAGTCTGACCTGACTTATCTGTGCAAGAATGCCAGTATCAATAACTCCTGATGCTGCATATCTTTGCAGTTCATTAAGAGTGCGTCTGAAGTCTGGAAAGAACTTCTGGACAACCTCAGCAACTACAGCATCAGTAAACTCAATGTTCTCTGCTGTAAGTATACCACGACATCTTTCAAAAAATTGTGTAGCAATTTGTTGTTTTTGTTTTCCACGAGTGTTGCAATCAATAACCGTTGTTCGAGAATGTAATGGTTGTATAATCTTGTTCTTAAAATTGCATGTAAATATAAACCTACAATTACTCTGAAACTCTTCTATAGATGCACGCAATAATAACTGCACGTCATGTGTGGTATTGTCTGCTTCGTCTATGATAATAACTTTATGTTTTGCACTAGAGGTTAAAGATACTGTAGATGCAAATTGTTTTGCAGTGTTCCTTACTGTGTCTAGAAATCTACCTTCATCAGATCCATTGATGACAAGATAATCTACACCTAGTTCATGACACAATGCTTTTGCAACTGTAGTCTTACCGATCCCTGCTGTGCCACACAAGAGAAGATTAGGAACTTCTCCTGCATCAACAAAAGACTTGAAGGTCTTCTTCAAATCATCAGGAAGGATACAGTGTTCAATATTCTTAGGTCGATACTTTTCAACCCAAAGAAACTCATTCATAATTTAGGATAACCAATGTGGTTTTCTGGATGGGTCGCGAAGATAATTATCTGCTGCCCATGGTTTACTAGAAATATAATACTTGTATGCAGTGAATATGTCAATAGTCGTATCATATTTGAATTGGTCAGGACCTGCAAATACAAAAGGTGTATGCTTAGTATAGTCTGCTGATGGCATAAGATCTCTTGCTTCTAGTAATGGTCGATGGCAAGAATGAACTTTGCCATAACGATGTGAATATTCTAGAGACAATGCAATACCATGCGTAAGTAACCACCATGCATTTGCTAGAGAGTCATTTGCCCATATAGTGCAAGGATGATTACGGAATGCACCTTTAGATGTTTTGTATGGTTGACCATCGTTACGATGTATTTTGCCATAACTATGACCCCACTCGTCAGAGCAAACAATAGAAAGCATTTGACATGTTTCTAATGGCATCTTGACAATATGTTTGTCAGGAAGCACTTTTGCTGAGACAGTAGGGTCAGGGTCGGTAACAAATATATTCATAGCATAAAGGGTGTCTTACCCATTATACACAGAATCTGGTTCAAGTGCAATAAGATATTCTAGATCTCTGTTTGCATCTCTGAACAATGCTGCATTATGCTTACTGATAGTAACTTCATAATCTGCAGGAAGTAACTTAAGATATTCTACTTTAAAATTAAATGTAAACTTAGCATCAGTAGTTCCTACTCTTACAGAATAATTGTTTGATGTATCATTCTTTTTGTCACGTACAACAAGATTGATTTCACTACCATCACCTACAACTGCTAGATCAGTAACACTGTAAATAGATGCTGCTCTAATAAGATTGTTTAGATCACTCCATGCAACAATAAAACAAACATCCTTACTAGGAATCTCTGCTCTTTGTTCTGGTGGTGTAGTAATTGTTGATGGATCTGCAAAGAAATATCTTGATTGACATTTTCTATCTTTGATGATGACATAGTTGTCATTTTGAAAATCAAAGTCAGGATTGTCAAAGAGTGATAGACCAGATAGGAATTCTCCCAGATCATATATTGCAAAGTCTTTTGGAAACTTTTCTTCTACAACTGCACGAGAGAGAATGTTTCTCTGGATTGATAGTGTAGATAATTCCTGTCCTTCCTTAAAGGTTATTGACGGATTAATATTGGAAAAGTTCTTCAGTATGTCAAGTGTCCCTTTAGACAGTTTCATTTACTTGCTTCCTCCATAGTATAGAAGTAATATAATAATACACAATAGTGCATTGCTTTCTTTATGTCAAGTGTAGGTGTCCCTTTCTTGTCATAACGACTTAAGTATTTCATAGCATTACCTCGGCAGAACCCTTTGGCATCACCGAGTGCTTGTATGAAATCTAGAGTTTGGAACTTGCCCTTACTCACATAGTGTTTGGTGTAAGTCTCACCAATGTAGTCTTTCATTAGATCAAGAACCACGTCCTCGTCAAACTTGAATTGGGGTCGTTCTGTATTGATCTCAATGTTTCCAGTAATTTCTGGGGGAGAGTAGTATGGAACATCGTCCCCCAATGAGGGGAACCCATAATCTCCTAGTAGTCCTTCTTCTTCCAAAATGTCATAGAGTAACCAGTATGCCACTATTCTACCTCAAACTCTACGTCTGCGTCAACCTTATCGTAAAGTTCTTGAAACGCTTGCTTGGTTTCATCATCAAAACGTGAGATACATGTTGTGATTGCCTTAGCACGATTGCCGAAGATTTTGAATGCTTGAATGATATGCACAAGTCTTCTTGTACTGATAACCTCGTCGATACCACCGTCAAAGAATGTCTTACGGATGATGTCTGCCCAATCACAAAGTCTCTTGTTGAACTCTTTGTCATCAGACAATAGATCAAGCATCTTCTGCTCTGTCTGTGGATGAGGATAGTTCTGCTCAAAAGTAACAGGGAATCTCTCAAGGAATGCTTCGTTAAGAACGTTAGTGCCTACGAATCTGCCATCCTCAGAACCTTTACCTTTTGTGTTAGCAGTAGCAACAACAGTGAAACCTTTTGCAGGTTTTACATACTTACCAATTTTCTTAAGGAAGACACCTTTGCCTTCAAGAATAGATTGTAAGCATAAGATCTTGTTAGATGCTAGGTCGATCTCGTCAAGAAGTAGAACTGCACCACGCTCAAGTGCTTCGACTACAGGACCGTTGTGCCATACTGTGTTGCCATCAACAAGTCTGAATCCACCGATAAGATCGTCTTCGTCTGTCTCGATAGAGATATTAACTCTGATGAGTTCTCTGTTTGCTTTAGCACATGCCTGTTCTACAGAGAATGTCTTGCCATTGCCTGATAGACCTGTGATGAATGCAGGATAGAAGATGCCTGATTGAATAATTTTTTTGACATCGCTGAAGTTACCGAATGGAACAAAGGTATCAACTACCTCTGGAATAAGGTTCTGTTCAACTGAGGGGATTACAGAGGGTGCTGAGAGTGCTTTTGTAAGGATCTCTCTGCCTTCTTGTATAGTTAGATTCCATGTGCCTTTCTTGACTTGGAACTGTTTTAGTTTGCGAGATACAGTTGCGTATCCTACTGCATACTTTGTTGCAAACTTTTTGACATGTGATGCGTCGATGTTATTACCGAACTCGTCACGTAACTCGTCTACGAAGTTGACTGGTAGTTTTCTCTCAAATGGCATGATGATGAAGTTGTGTGATTTGTATACTATAATAATGCCACATCATATAGGACTTTGCAATATATGATGTGACACTAATTTGATTGGCACTATGCAATCTGTTCGATGAAGGAAGATAAGATCTTCTTGTTCATCTTCTTTCCTTTTAGAGACTTAACGAATGCTCTCTTGATATCTGCTTTTGAATCTGACTTAGGTTCAAACTCAGCATCGGTGTTTAGTGCTGATGCTGCTAGACCATACTGAACTGTCCAGTATGAAGATGCACAGATGAATGATTTTGTTTTCTTCCACTCTGCATTTGCACGTGCTACGTTCTCTTCTGTGTAGTCGTTACCGAAACAATCTACTTTGAATCTGTGCCACTCACCTGATCCTAGTAACCTGATGTTCATGAAAGAACACTCAGGGAATCTGTCACGTAAGTAAGATACAAACTGTCTTGTCTGTCCTGAGTAGTAGTCTCCTGAGAACTTATACATTCTACCTGTCTTGCGGTCACGTAGGATGTATCCTGCACCCATGTGTGATGCAAAGAGTGACTCTATTCCGTCTCTATCAACATACTTCTTACCCGCACGTAATGGATTGCCATCGCCATCAGTTAGACATACAACATGAACCTTTTGTGCTCCTGTTCTTGTCTTGAAAGCAGGGATGATATCATTCATAGCAATTAGTGACTCATTAAGTGGAGTGCCACCTAGTCTTAATTTCTGAGGAACAGCAGCACCACCGTAATTAACAATAGATGATGCAAGACGGAATAGATTCTGTTGCTGTCTGTCTGCAACTCTCTTGTTTGTTTTGCTTGATAGAACATTGAGCATGTTGAAGTTGTCAAGGATAACTTTACCGTCAATCAAAGACTCTTTTGCAACATCATGGTAACTTCCATGATACTCATATGCATCAGTGAAAAGATATACATCATAGTCAATACCAACCTTACGACAGAATGATACAAGTGTCAATGCTTGCTTGATAGTATCAAGAACTTGATGATGCATAGAACCAGACCAATCAATATTGAAGATTAGACCGTGACTCTTAGCATCAGGTATTGTTGTAATCTTCTTGAATAGATCATCATTGTATTTGTATGTGTGAAGATTAGCAGTGTCAAGGATACCAGTTCTGGATGTAGTAGCACGTGCATAACCATCTGCTGCTTTCTTCATCTCAAACTCTTTTACAAGGTAGTTGACTTCTTTGTTAGAAGATGTCTTGAATGCTTTGTATGCTGCATCTGATGCATCAAGATCTTGAAGTCTCCATTTTGATTGCTCAAGATCATACTCGTCAGCGAAATTTGTTTGTTTTCTTAGTGCTTCTGTATTTGCGTAGTGATCTGAAAGATAGTCTGAGATCTCTTGGTTAGAAACATTGTACTTGATAGGAATCTTAGGAACCTCAACATAGATGTTCTCTCCTGCTTCCTTATTAACAAATTTCTTTTGTGACTCTGTTGCTGCCTGTGCAGTAGATACTTGTGGAGTAGCATCAGTAGGACCGTTCTGACGTCCTGCTTGTGTAGTTGGATTACCATGCCACTCTTCCTGCTCATCAGTAGGTTGTGCATCTCTGTCCTTAAGAATGTCAATTGGTTGTAAGTCTGTTGCTTCTTCCTGACCTTCTTCTTCTCCTGTTTCTGTAGGAGCATTAGATGACTCTACAGTGTTGTTGTTTTCTGACTTACCTGTAGATAGATCTTCTAGAGGATTGTTTGAGTCTAGAGCGTCATCTTGCTGAGGTGCTTCTTCTTTCTGTTGCTTGTCAAGTTGCTCTTGGCAGAATATAAAGATCTCTTTAGCAAGTGCAACTGCATCGTCAAATGTTTCTAGAGCATCACACTTAGGAAGGAATGCTGCTTCCTCTGTTGTGAATGGGATGTCTCTGTAGTTGCCAATCTTGTATTGTAGATTGATCTTGTCTGCAAGATTGAGTTGTGTAAGATCTTTGTTGTTAAGACCGAAGAACTCGTCAATGTCAAGTGCTTGGTAACCTTTGAAGAATGTCTTTGGAAGACCTTCGTATCTACGCTTGATAAGTTTCTCGATACGGATATCTTCTGTTACGTTTAGGAATAACTGAGGAACTTCATCTAACCAGTCGTTATCTTCTGGTGTGTATAATGCATGACCTACCTCATGTGCGATGAACATGTCGATAACATCATTGCACTCATGCTCCCATGTAGGTAGAGTTAGGACTCTGCTGTATACTTCAAACTGTGCTGTCTCTACAGGACGATGCTCTACAATAAGATTCTCTGTGGCAAGTAGTTTAGCAAGTGATTCTTTGACGATGTTCATGATAATTGCTTTGTTGTATACTCACATTATAATAAGAAACCCTCCGCTTGGGAGGGTTGAGTAGACACTTTATCAACTGTCTACTTCTGGCACGTGCCTGTCGTAATGCTTGTGGTTTAAGGTGGCGTTTCTTTTCCTTCTTGGAATGATGCTGCCAGTTGGGGACTTTCATTATTCCTCCTTTGTTATAACTGAGAAGTTTTGTTTTTTCTCTACACGTAAGGTAGATGCAAACTTATCCTGTAAGGATTCTGTTTTATGTGAGATGACAAACACATTAGTATTGTCAGATACTGTGTGTAAAATCTTGAGGAAGTCATCGGTTCCAGATGTATCTAAACTACTATCAAAAATTTCATCTAAGATAAGGAGATTAGTATTGGCACTGTTCTTCATCTTGGCAATAGTTCTCCAAGTGAATAGTAGTGCGAGGTCGATTCTCATCTTCTCTCCTTCTGAAAAAGATGCGTATGAAAACTCATCTCTAAATCTAGATTTAATAGTCTCCATGAAATTCTCATCAAGTTCAAAAGAGACATAGAAATCTAGTTCTTTAAGATACCTGTTGATAAGTTGATTCATTACAGGAAGATACTTCTTTATGATTGTAGACTTTATTCCTGTATCACGCAACATGTTTGTAACCGTGTTGTAGTTATCACGAACTTTCTTTTCGTCAAGTAGGGATTCCTCTACCTTAAGTCCATCTTTTGCTAATGTTTTTAGTTTATCTTTTTCTTGTTTCAAACTACTACCACTACCTGTGGATTCATCTATCTTCTTTTCTATTGCTTTTATCTGACGTTTACGATATTCTATTTCTCTCTGTGATTCTGAGATTGCTTGTTGACAACGTGATAACTCTTTTACAATATCATTCTTCTCAGATATCTTTACTAGAATATCATCTAACTCTCCTCTGAGTTTTTCTGTTGCTTCTTCAACTTCCTTGAGTTGATCAGTAATTCCAGATTTCTTATTAGTTCTAAGTTCTTCTGTGATTGTTTGCTGACAAGTCGGACAATGTTCATTGGACTCAAAAAATTTGTACTCTTTTTTAAATGTTTTTTGTTTGTCTTTAAATCTACTTTCATAGATACGGAGTTGTGACAAATCAGTATCAACCGTTTGATATTCCACTAGGGACTCTTCATATGATTTAGACAAGTCGAGATCTTTATCTACAAGAATTGTAATATCTTGTATTTCTTTCTCAATGTTTTTAATCTCTGTCTTACGTCTTGTGGTATTAGCATTTGATTGTTCTTTAAGATGTTCAATCAATGCTTGTTGTGTCTCAACCTTATTCTTTGCTAGATCAAATTGATACTCAACTTCTCTGATGTTTTCTCTAATACCTTTACAACGTTCTTTTAGAATACCATTCATAGTTGAGAAAATACGAATGTCTAAAAGATCTTCTATAACTTCTCTCCTATTGGGAGGAGTTAGTTGCATAAATGGAACAAAGCAAGATGATCCTAAGACCACCACCTGAGTAAATGATTTATAATTCAACCCCAGAATACTTTGTTCCAGATATTTTTGCTGTTCTAAGGTAGATGCCTCTTCCTTAGTTTTTGTATCATTGAGATAGATTTCAAACACATTAGGTTTTCGCCCTCTGCGTACCATATATTCACGTGAACCTATACTAAATTCTAACTCAACAAGTAGTTCCTTTTCATTCACAGCATTAACTAATTGCCCTTTAGTTATTTTACGAAAAGGTTTGTTAAACAAAGAAAAAGTAAGAGCATCCAGTATCGTGCTTTTACCTGCTCCGTTTGATCCAATTATTAAGTTTGTTTTTTCATCAGTAAGACCAATTTCAATAAATTGATTCCCAGTTGAAAGAAAATTACGCCATCTTATCTTTCTGAATATTATCATAAT